TAATGGCAGTGGCGGTGATAAACACTATGTTGGTTTTTTATGGGCTACCGCAGCAGGAGTATCCAAAGTAGGAAGCTATACTGGAAACGGATCAAATCAAAATATAGACTGTGGCTTTAGTAACGGTGCTAGATTTGTCTTAATTAAACGAACTGACTCAAGTGGTGATTGGTGTACGTTTGATACTACTCGTGGAATAGCAGCAGGTAACGATAAACTTCTTCGATGGAATGATGATAACTTTCAGACTGACAGTACAGACGAGATTGATCCTTATAGTGGAGGGTTTAATGTTGTTCAAGATTCAAATGGTAACAATCTTAACGTAAGTTCTGCAACATATGTTTTTATAGCAATTGCATAATTAAATTTATTAAAGGTATAATTAAATGAGTGAGTACAGAAATAGAACAACTGGTGCATTAATGATGTCAAAAGAAGAGGTACAAGCTACTGCACCTAAAATGAGAGCACCAAAAATTTGGAATGCAAATACATTAGATAGTTTTAATGTTGACCCTGTATTTGAAACACCTAAGCCTACATCTGGTATTGGTCAATATCAACACGTTATTCGAGATGGTGTAGAGCAAGATGCAAAAGGTAATTGGGTTCAGGTTTGGAAAATAGTAGATATGTTTGCAGACATAGATGGTGGGCAGACTAAAAAACAACAGGAAGATGCATATCAAACAAAATTAGATGAAGACGCAGCAAGAAGAAATCGTAATAAACGTAATAATTTATTAGATGAAACAGACTGGTGGGCGGTATCAGATCGTACAATGACATCTGCTCAGACTACATATCGTGCTGCATTACGTGATTTACCTGATCACAGCAACTGGCCTAATCTAGAAGATGCAGACTGGCCTACAAAACCATAGGTAATTTAATATGGCTGACATTAAACTAACAGTAGAAGAGCTAGAAGAAATACTAGATAACTCAGCTAGACGAGGTGCTAAAGAAGCATTACGTTCTATTGGTTTACTTGATGATGATGCACAAAAAGATATTATAGAAATGAGAAGTTTACTAGAGGCGTGGAGAGATACACGTAAATCTATCTGGTCAACTGTAGTTAAATTAACCACTGTCGCACTGCTAACATTTATTGCAGGTGCAGTGTGGATGACAATGGGTAAATAAGGAAATAGAATATGGTTCAAAATTTAAATAATAAAAAATTTATAGAAGGAGGAATTGTACCGTCTATGCCTACACCGTCAGGAGCTAGATTTAATGGGTTTAAACCTGAAGCAATGCAACGTATAGCAAAAAATCTAGGTTACACAGGAGATATGTCAGGTTTTCAAAATTATTTAAATAACAATCCTGAAAAAAATCAAACGATGAATATGTATACTCAACGTGCAAAACAAATGGCAGAGGGTGGTTTTATAATAAAAGCACAAGAAGGTGTAGATGTAACAGGTGCATTACAACAACAAGATCCTCGTGCTCTTACTCAACAGTTTATACCACAACAACCTGATTTTACAGGTAAAAATTTAACACAGGTACAAACTGAATTAGCTAAAACTCCAGGTTTACCTGAAGGATCAACTGTTGTTCCTGTTGGTACGCAGGTAACACAGGATCAATTAGTTGATATTGAATCTGGTCAATTAGATGCTCCAACAAATGTTGGTACTGCAACTGCAGATATTTATCAGGCAGACACACCTACAGTAGGTACAGCAGCAACAATAGATAATGTAGTTAAATCTCAACCTGAAATTGAAAAAACATTAGAGGAAACTGAAGCTGCTCAAATAGATGAAGTTACTGAAATAGAAGCTGCACAACAAGAAGAAAGTTCTTTATCTAAATTAAAAGCTGCACAGGGTACTGGCATTTCTATGACCAACCCAGTGCAAAGAGAAATTCAAGATGGGGAGTTAATATCTGGCGCAGCTAATGCTCAAAAAGCTGCTGAATTTACCGAACAAATAGAAGCTGCTACAGCAGAACCCTCTGCAAAAGCTACGGTTGCAGGTCAACTAGAAGGACTCATGAACCAGTTTGAGGGAGGTAACACACCTCCTTGGGCTGCAGGGTCTATGCGAACCGCTATGGCTACACTATCTGCTCGTGGACTAGGTGCATCTAGTTTAGCAGGACAAGCTGTTATACAGGCTGCTATGGAGTCTGCACTACCTATAGCTCAAATGGATGCCTCTACACAGGCAAAATTTGAGGCACAAAACTTATCTAACAGACAACAACGTGCAATTCTTGCTGCTCAACAACGTGCTACATTTATAGGTCAGGAGTTTGATCAAGCATTTCAGGCTCGTGTAGCTAACTCTGCTCGTATTGCCGATATTGCTAATATGAATTTTACGGCTGAACAACAAGTAGCTTTAGAAAATTCACGTATTGCAAACACAATGAATTTACAAAACTTGTCTAATCAACAAGCAATGGTAATGGCTGAAGCTGCCGCACTTGCTAATTTAGATATGGCTAATTTAAATAATAGACAACAAGCTGCTGTTCAAAATGCACAAAATTTTTTACAGGTTGATTTAACAAATTTATCAAATAAACAACAAGTAGAATTATTTAAAGGTCAACAACGTGTACAATCTTTGTTTACAGATCAAGCAGCAGAAAATGCAGCAGCACAGTTTAATGCTACGTCACAAAATCAAGTTGACCAATTCTTTGCAAATTTACAAAATAATGCAGCACAGTTTAATGCAGCACAAGCTAATGCTCAAGCACAGTTTAATGCAGGTCAAACTAATACAATAGAAAGATTTAATGCAGAAATTAATAATCAACGTGATCAGTTTAATGCACAAAATCGTTTAGTTATTGATCAGGCTAATGCTACGTGGCGTAGACAGATAGCTACAGCAGATACAGTAGCAGTCAATCGTGCTAATGAAATAAATGCACAGGCACTGCTAGGTTATTCACAAGCTGCATATAATAACTTGTGGCAATTTTATGCTGACAATATGGAATGGGCATGGACATCTGCTGAGAATGAACGTGGCAGAATATCTAATCAAGCAATCGCACAGTTACAGGCAGACACATCAAAGACTATTGCAGAGTTTAAAGCTGACGCTGAGTCATCTGCAGGTATCGGTGGATTTATAGGTGATCTACTTACATCAGACCTATCGAAAACTTTTGCAGGTAGTTTATTAGGTGACTTTGGATTTAATTAGGGTAATATAAATGTATAATGTAGGATTTATAACAATGAACAACTTGGTTTTACCAAAAGACAGTGAACCAAAAAAACAAATGGGTAATAGTTTGTTGGCACGTAATGTTGTTAAAGATAATAAACCTAAAGAACAAGATGTTAATCAACGTATAGCAAAGTACGTTAGTATTATACGTAAAGATAGAATGGATTTAAAAAATGGTTGAGACACTAGA